TTCCGATCTCCCTGAGGAGGGGGGGCTGCGCAGTGCACCACCCATGTCTAACGACATGACCAATCAGATTCATTCGAAAGAATGTTTCTGTAACCAAAGGAGCTTTCCTTGTTCATCCAATCTGGCACGACCAAAAGTCGTGTTTTGCCTGGTCCTCTCCTCTTTATGAAAGAGGAGATACAGCTGTCTGGGTCCAAAGAATGGACTCAGACTGGCTACCGGCATGTCAGGTTGGATGGAACTCAAATCACTGAGTCGGATAGCAATCGTTGGCCTCCTCCTTCTGGAGGGGACCTTCAGGACTACGGCTCTGAGTTTTATACTCAGCGCAAGGAATGTCTTCAGAAACACTTCCCGAAGACAGTCCTTTATCTCGATGGATCGATTCGGCCCGGGTCCCCTGCGGGTATCAAACCCCGTCTTACGGGTACCTGGGTCGCGTCACCTCTTGATACGTTTGTTGAGTCCGGGGTCAGTTTGGGACGACCGTACGTGCCGTGGCGCGTTAACTTCCCGCCAGATGAGTCCTCTTCGAGGGCTGCACTGGTGTCGAAGGGCGCGATTGCGGTAGCGGCGGTTGCCCCTACTAACCCGATTGCATCGGTTGCTTCTGCTGTTGGCGAACTCCTACAAGATGTGCCCAAAGTTCCGGGCATTAAATTGTGGGAGAACCGTCTCGCAGCTCTTGGGACGGTTGCCGCTGCTGGTAGCGAGTTTCTCAACTACCAGTTCGGTATCGCACCAACTATCAGCGATATGATGTCCTTCCTTGAAGGAGTACATAAAGTTGATAAACTGGTCGACCAGTTCATTCGTGATTCCGGTCGAGTAGTTAGAAGAAGCTTCCACTTCCCCAAGGAACGTAGCCAAACCGAAACTTGGTTCGGGCCAGATCAGCAAGTGCAAGCCCCGCCGGGCCAGTACTACTTGAACTCGGCGGGTGCTTACGCTAACGACGCGGCACCGAACTACGGTACGGCTATACCATCGCATCCTGTCAAGCGTATAAGGGTCACTGAACGTGATACATGGTTCAGTGGAGCTTTCACCTATCACCTTCCGTCGTGGTATGACTCCCACGATAGAAACGATCGGAGATTGCTCATGGCTAAGCTCTTCGGAGCTGAACCAGACTTGAATACGCTATGGCAGTTGACGCCATGGAGCTGGGCCGTGGACTGGTTCTCTAATGCGGGTTCGTTTGTTAAGAACCTGCAGGCGATGATCAGTTACGGCCAGATTCTGAGGTACGGGTACGTGATGGAAACTACTACCACCACGGATACCTATATCTCATGGGGGCCTACCCAACCTATCGGATGGCCAGGGACTATCAAAAAGCCCTATCCCACCTTGTCCGATGTAACTCTTCGTACAACTACGAAGAAACGGATTAAGGCGAATCCCTTTGGTTTTGGTGTTAGCTGGGACGGTTTGTCACCGACTCAGCTCGCCATAACGGCAGCTCTAGGAATCACCAGAGTTGTCCGGTAGTTCACTGCCAACACCAACGCGCCACAAACCGTGGCGTAGATAAGGAGCACGCTGATGTTCACAGAACCACTCTCGATGACACCGGGAGCAGGTTTCCACGCTGGTGCCGTCTCCGTCCCTCGCGTTTCTCAGCAAGGGTCGGTTTCGATCTACCAGGCGGGCCCGCTCTCGGTGAATCCGGGAAGTCTCCTCAAGATCACCGCCTCCCATCAGTACGGGAGGCGGACGAGGAGAGTCCTCCGCGCAGATTACGCGGACAACGCCGGAAGCACCCTCATCACCGGGACGACTGCACCGCGTAGCCTTTCGGCCTACGTGGTGCTCGACATCCCGAGTGCGGGGCAGTTCACGGTGTCGGACCAGGCAGCGTTCTTCAATGGCCTCAAGGGCCTTTGGAGCGCTACCTCGGACGCAGTCCTGATGAAGTTGCTCGGCGGCGAAAGCTAGCCGATTCATCAGGGACCTAACTGCGTCTCTGGTCGGACTGTGTAACGTCGGCTAGGACCGCACACCTCTATCAGGAGGGTACGTGAAAAGCCTAACGTTGCTCTGGAAACTCATCGCTGAAGACTTGGCGATGTGGTGTTGCACTAGCGCCCACCAGGACCATAAAACAGTCCTGGAACGGTCGAAGCATGAGGGGTTGTCGTTTCTTACGATTACCCTCCCATCTTTTGCAAAAGACTTCGAAAGTTGTCTCGAGCAGGGGATGGTGGACGACGCCTCGTTTCTTTCTTTTAAGAAGCGAGGGAGTCTCCCGATGTTTCTATCGGGTTTCTCTCGTCTTGTGTTCGACCGTAATACAGGTGCCTTACTCGATTCGCCGAATGTCGATGCCATTCGAGCCATTCGTCAGCTAACGCTGATGTTCGGCAAGATGAAGCTCGACTGTACGCCACAGCGTGTTGCTGCGGCTTACGACGAATATCTCGAGTGTGAGAAGGAGGTCAAAGAGAACTATGGCCGGAGGTCATTTACTGACTTTCAGCGCGTTAGTACTCTGCTTTTTGGCTCTGTGTTGGCCAAAGTAGATGGAGACATCTACCGAGGAAACATTAAGCCAAAGCATGGTCCTGGTGCTACAGCTGATTCCCTATATGGGAACCAGAAATACCGCCAGACTACGTGGCCATGCCGCCTCGAGCGCTACTTCCCTTACGTGGGAACAGTGCTTCCTAGCGCATCTTACTATGATGTGCTGGACGAGGTTGACTTCCTCGAACCCGGAAACGAGATTCCTGTAAAGGTAATCGCGGTTCCTAAGACGATGAAGACTCCTCGGATCATTGCGGCCGAGCCCACTGCTATGCAGTATGCACAGCAAGGGCTCGCCCGCTTGATCGTTGAAGGAATCGAGGGTTCTTACCTCGACTCCTTTATCGGATTCGACGACCAGGCGCCTAACCAGCGTATGGCTCGCGAAGGGTCCCGCGAGGGTAACCTGGCAACGCTCGATCTGAGCGAAGCCTCCGATAGAGTCTCATGCGAGTCAGTCTCTTTCATGATGCGAAGGCATCGTCATCTCCATGACGCTGTCCTAGCATGTAGATCGAGGAGGGCTCGCCTACCTAGCGGGGATGTTATCCCCCTCGCTAAGTTTGCGTCTATGGGTTCGGCCCTTTGCTTTCCCGTGGAGGCCATGGTGTTTCTAGTGGCCATTTTCCTCGGGATTGAGAAGGACCTAGGGCACCAGTTGACCCTAAGGGACGTTAAGTCCTTCAAGGGTAGGGTGCGTGTCTACGGGGACGATATCATTGTTCCCGTGGACCATGTGCGTTCCGTCGTCTCGTCACTTGAGTACTTCGGTCTCAAAGTGAACGAACGCAAGTCCTTCTGGAACGGTTCGTTCCGGGAGTCTTGCGGGAGGGAGGATTTCAATGGCACGGACGTTTCAGTTGTCCGTGTCCGGCGAAATCTTCCCTCGACGCGGAGGGACGTCCAGGAGATCATTTCAACTGTCTCTCTCAGGAACCAGCTCTTTCAAGCTGGCTATGAGAAATCGGTTGTTCATCTTGACGGTAGAATGCTCGAACTTCTCGGGCGTTTCCCCGTCGTTGGTGAGAGGTCTCCTGTTCTTGGTCGGCACAGTCATGCTCCTTTTAGCATGGATGCAAAAACTGTGAACTCCATCTCCGTGGTTAGGGGATGGATGGTCCGGTCACCGATCCCGTATAACGAGATCGATGACTGGCCGGCCTTGCGTAAGTGCCTCTCCTCCTTGGAGGAGAGGGGACCGGAAACGGATCCGTTGAAGGTGGCGCTAGCCACGACACCGGACCACTTACGTCGTTCCGGACGCCCCCGAGTCGTCGACATCAAACTCGGAGTGGGCCCCTCTGGCTACTAATGCCTGAGGGTCGCGTCTAAAACACGCGGGGGGAGTATACCTAGGGGATGTCACCTGCTTCATGACATCGGCTCACTTTCCAGCAAACCGTCTCAGACTTAGAGACGGACGCTGGCATGTGGCCCTCCCGGTAACCCCGGGAGGTGCACTGGGCAGTGCAC